ACCTGCACCACCACCACCGCCAGCGTTGTTGCCACCAGTACTATTACTACCAGCATAACCTTGATTGCTTGTACCAGAACCACCGCTACCGCCTTGGGAGCCACCACCACCACTACCTCCATTGGAACCATTAGCAGTAATACCAGCAGTTGCACCACCGCCACCACCAAGTGAAGTAATGCTAGAAAATACAGAGTTAGAACCATTTGCACCTTGATTTTGTGGACCCTGTGCACTTGCACCTGCACCCACAGTAACTGTGTAGTTGGTAGCCAACGATGCTGAAACAGCGGTTTCTAAAGTTCCAATGCTTCCACCTGTGTTTGCAACACTAGAACGCATGCCACCACCACCACCACCGCCACCTGCACGGTTGCTAGAAACTGTTGCACCATTAGCGCCAGCGCCCCCACCAGCAACTACTAGAAAATCTATATTAAAGAAAGCGTCAACAGTTACTGAGTTAGATGCAGCGCTTTCTAGGCTAGTTCCATTTGCATTTGTTGTTTTAACTTTAAATGTATAAGAAGCATCTTCGGTTAATTGACCTGCTGTAAATGTATACGATGTAGAACTTGTTGTTGCTGCTGTTCGTGATGTTTGAGCAGTAGTTCCATTTAAATATGGGGTGATGGTAATTGCTGAAAGCGCTTTACCACCATTTGAATTAAGAGTCCAATTAACAACTGGGTAGCCACCAGACAAAGTTGTTGTACCAATTGTTGGTGCTTGAGGTACGGTTGAGGCAGATACAGAACTAGAAGGAGAACTATTAACTGTTGTACCAAAGTTATTACTAGCATTTGCAGAAACAGTATAGGACCCTGGAGTTAGTCCACTCAAAGTAACTGTAGTTCCAGATGATGAAGCACTATATCCACCAACATCTGTAACAACATTATACTGTAGTGGTGTTGCACCACCACTTCCAGCAGCAACTACTACTGTAAGAGTTCCACCAGTTGCATAGGCAATTGCACCACCAGTATCTGTAACGCTTACAATAGTTGGAGTAGCAGGAGGTGCAGAATTTGCAACCCATTGTGTTCCATTGTAAATCTCAAGGATTTCTAGTTGTCCGTTGTAATATGTGTCACCTATTACTGGACTTGATGGGCGACCAGCAGTATTACCTGATGGGATTCCACCCTTAGAAGGATATTGTTGAAATGCCATTATGAAATCTCCACTCCACTGATGTGGATTGACACAGCAGTTGTAGATGCAAAGCCAGTAATTACCTTAGGTGTTGCGTTAGCAGGAATAACCTGCTTCATATCAAAGCCAACTACAGAGTTAGCAGGGATAGATACAGCAGGAACAACAGTGATGCCATCAATAGCAATAGTTGCAGTTGATGCAGAGGTTGCTGCGTTAGCCAACACAATGTTTGATACAACAGTTATAGTTGTTGTAGTTGGCACCGTGTATAGGGTTGTGCTTGAAGTTGGCGCTGCTCTACGAGCAAGCGCTTGGGTTGTTGTAGCCATTAGTTACTACCTTTCTTAAATTGCTTCCATAAGAAGCAGGGTTAGTTCATCTTTAATACTTCCTGGTCCACCTGTTGCAGATAGGTTTATATCCCCACTTGCAGTTACTGTTCCAGTTAATGTTGGTGCAGTAAGTGTTAAACCAGCAATAGTTCCAACCGTTGTTCCAGAAGGAATAATAGTTGAACCAAGAGTAGGTGCTGAGTAAGAACTTGCTGCGTTGATAGCAGTCCACGAACTTCCAGACCATACAGACATAACTCCACCTGTAGAGTTGAAGTACAAAGCACCCACAAGAAGTGTATTGCCATCATTATCTACCGATGGAGCAGTTGTTTTTGCACCAAGATATCTATCATCAAAGTTATCATAAATTGTTGCAGTATCTGAAGCACTTGCCGCTGCCGATGTTGCGGAGGCTGCTGCCGAAGTAGCACTTGTGGCTGCTGCTGTCGCTGAAGCCGAAGCACTTGTTGCACTGGTAGCCGCAGCGGTAGCAGATGCTGCTGCGGAAGTAGCAGATGTTGCTGCTGCAGTTGCACTAGTTGCTGAGGCAGTTGCCGAGGTTGCTGATGCGGTTGCTGAAGTAGCAGAAGCGGTAGCACTTGTTGCTGAAGATGTAGCCGATGTCGCAGCAGAACTTGCAGAAGTAGAAGCAGATGCAGCACTTGTTGCAGCGGCGCTAACACTTGCCGCCATTGTGCTTGCTGATGTTGCGGCACTGGAAGCAGATGTGGCTGCTGAACTTGCTGAGGTTGCTGCAGAGTTAGCAGATGTTAAAGCATTTGATGCATATGTTGCAATAGAAGATACTGATGCAGCGGCTGCTGTAGCACTCGCTGCTGCGCTAGTTGCTGATGTAGCAGCAGATGTAGCGCTAGTAGCGGCTGCTGAAGCCGAAGTTGCTGCGCTTGTAGCGCTTGTAGATGCGTTTGAAGCAGAGGTAGCAGCAGCACTTGCTGATGTTGCGGATGCAGTGGCACTTGTAGCAGATGCAGTTGCTGACGTGGCTGAACTTGTAGCGGATGTAGCAGCACTAGACGCACTGGTTGCCGCACTCGACGCTGAAGTAGAAGCACTTGCTGCTGATGTACTGGCAGCGGTTGCTGAACCAAGAATGCTATCTACATAATCTTTAGGTGCAGCAGAAGATGCTGACATGCCTGCAGATGAAAGACCAGTAATAACTGGAGTTCCAGATATGGTAGGGCTTGTTAATGTTTTATTTGTAAGAGTCTGTGTGGCATCAAGAATTGTTACCGTTCCAGAAGTGTTAGGAAAAGTAATTGTTCTATCTGCGGTTGGGTCTACAACAGTAAGGGTTGTTTCAAAAGCATCATCTGTAGAACCTTCAAATGTAATACTTGTAGCAACTCCAGGTGTTCCTGTAATAGTTGGAGAAACTAAAGTTTTGTTAGATAGAGTTTGGGTATCGGTAGTTCCCACTACGGAACTTGTTGATGCAATTCCATGAACCCCACTAGATAATTCGATATGTGTATTTGCCTCACGAAGGTCACGGCCAACAACCATATGGCGGACAGTAGCACCAGCGGAGTGAGAGGAGCCAGTCCCGTCGTTTTCAACACCACGAGTAATTGTAAGTGTATTACCAGCAACCGTCGTAATATCTACAATTTCTTCAAGAGCGGTATCTGGGTCAATTACTACTGTAAATGTTTCTCCAGAAGATACGGTGATACCACCTAGAAGTTGTGTTGCTGATACAACAGTTGCTGATGTACCAGATGAGGTTAGTGAACCTGAGAGTGTCGTTTGTTGAGAACGAGAGGAGTATTTGCGTGTTGTCATTTAGTTCCCTATCGGCTGTAGTGGACGCGGATTGGATATTGATTTTGCTGGCGAGACGTTTCTTCTTTCAAGCGTTGTGTATACAAAGCATACAGTTGCTTGGTAGCAGTATTCGACGCACCAAATGGACGCTTGCTATCTGTCTCGTCTGCCTGTGGGCTGATTTGAGCAGCGCGAGCAGGGTCTAGATATGTTAGCAAACGATATGCGGCCCCAAGGATTATAACATCCTTACATGATTCTGGTAAACCAGTTTGTGTAGCAAAGTCTTGTGAGTTAGAAGTAAAGGCTTCTGCGTCTGTAGCATAGATTACTTTAACTTTTCTTCCAGGTGTAATATAATCACCAATAGTAATTGTTTGCGCATTAGCGGCAAAAGCAGTAGAGTCTGCTTTAGAATCCCAAGACCATTTACGGACTGGAATCCATTCTTCAGATGGACCGACAGATTGCCACATAATACTTAGGACATTTGAAATAACATATCCATCATAAATATTATAGGTGGTAACTGGGGCTTCATAGGTAAATGTCATACTTTTAACGGCAAACATCGAAGAGCCAGTAGAACGAATTGTATCGTTAATTGCTTTCTTAACTGAGTTGCGTGGGAATACTGGAGAGATAGTTACCTTTGAATCAGCCGCCGCAGTAGATGCAGTTGTGCCTAGATAGCCACGACCATATGGAGATATAGTAGCCGTGTTTGAAACACGGTCAAATGTATCAACCCACATTAATTCTTCACCAATTTCAATTATACCTTTACCAAGGTTTTCAGAAGAACCTAGGCTAAGAACTGTTGGAGAGTTTGATGTAGATACGGTGGATGTTACAGCAGTTCTAAGATATGTGCTTCGCTCTTGTTGATAGGTATAACCAGCAAGGTTAATTAGAACCTCATCAATGAGATTAGATAATGTAGTTGTCATTAGGCGTTTATGCTCCGTAATGCAGCAGGTGCTGCTAGTCCAGTGGTTCCAGCAAGTTCATTACAGATACCATCAATGTCTTTAAATTTATCCCTAGTGCGTCCTGCTTCTGCTTTGATATTAAGAGCACCTACGGTTGCAAGTCCAGTAGTGCTAGCATAAACGTTAGCAGCACCCTGCTCATCTAATCCTGTTGTACCAGCAAGACGGTTAAGTTCCGCTGCCAGGCTACTACCTGCTTTACCAAGTGCCATTATGTATCCTATCTAGGTGTAATTATTTTCTTATCAGGGGTGATAAGTTTTGATTTAGCCTCTTGTTTAGGCTGACCAAAGAATGCTTTGTAATAATGTTCATCGAACGAGAACCGCTTCATATGTGGTGCAGTTGCTCCTGTGTGGCAGTATAGTGGAACTTCAGCCTTATCGCATAGAGCAAAAAAGAATATATCTTCACCTATGAACTTAGAGCCTCTACCCATTTCCATAAATAGTTGTCCTTCGGGTGATACTTCTCGAACCTTAGGAACTATACTGCGATGCATTAAGATAAATCCCATTCCTGCTGCATCTACTTTAATTAATTGATTAACTGGTAATGGGTGTACTCTGGATAATCCAAAGCCACCTTCTTTATCATTAATAAAACTAAATACTGTAGGCATAGGAATCATTAAAGGTTCTTCTGGATTATCTGTAGTAAAGTATACTCCAGTAATCATAGGACGCTTTTCAGCATCTCTATTATCCCATAATAATTTAAACTTTTCTGGACTAATTACTACATCTGAGTCTACCCATAGTAGCCATTCGTAATCAGTCTTATCATACCAGTAATCAATTACTGTTTGTCGTTGTCTAGCAATTTGATTGCCTTGACTTCTTAAAGATGTAGCAAATTCTACGCCAGACTTTAACATAACATCTGTTACGCCTTGCATAAACTTGCCATCTACCATTCCATTATCGCACCATACTAGTGCAATAGAATCTTTTTTGCTCATAGTCCCCTGTGTCCCTATCTGTACTTTGCTGCTTTTTTTGCTATTGATTTAGGTTGTTTAACAAACTGTTTACCTTTAGCATTACCTGTAGCCTTGGCTTTATTAGTAGCGGCTTTCTCAGCAGGGCTTAGTGCTGCCCATGCTTTTTCAGGTAAATATCTTTTTTTACCCTTAGATGGTTTACCATCAGAGGTTGTCCACTTTTGCTTAGTCCAGTCTTTTAAAGACTTTTGAGATTTGGCTAGTGCCATTATCTATAACCTCCGCCAGCCTTTTTGTATTGAACAGCAAGTAGTTGTGCTTTACGGGCTGACCATTCTCCAGGGTCTCCACCCTTAGAACCAGCCTTAATCTTCTTAAACAACTTAGCCCTCATCTCAGGCTTAGTGTAATTGCCAGCAGCATTAACTTTAGACTTAGTCTTTTTGTTTGCTACCATTTTACTTTATCCGCCCAATATGCTGCAGACATTTTACCTTTAGCAATATTCTTTCTATGACGTGCTTTAAAAGATTTTTGTCTTGCTGTAGGTTGTCTATCTCCAGTAACACCTTGCTGACCAAATCGAATTGTCTTTACTTGACTTCCTTCTTTGGCTACAACTACGTGTGATTTAGTAGGATGCTTAGGAGTACGTTTTGGTTTATTAAAACCAGACACTCCTGCTCTAGCAAGCCTTGGGTCCCTTTTGCTTTCCATATTCCCCATACTTTCCTAAGATTGACCTAATGGTTCCGTTCTTGTTCAACCGAACCACTAGACCATTCTTAATTTGAACTGGATTAAAACCATCATGTCTTTTATATGTTCCAGAAGACATTACTTTTTCTTCTTGGACATACCAGCCTGAGATAGAGCAATAGCAATCGCCTGCTTCTTAGACTTTACCATCTTTTTAGATTTACCAATGTTAAGAGTTCCAGCCTTGTACTCTTTCATAACTTTAGAAATCTTTTTCTTTGCTGCTGCCTTCTTCATTATCGTCCTCGTCTTACGCCAGGAGTTCTACGAGTTTCAGGTAGAAACATTCCTGGGTACTTTTGCTCTAGTGCTTTCTTAGCAGCAGCCTCGGCTGCGGCAACACCCTTAGGAGATACTTGTCTTTGATACTCGGCAATGGCTGCTTTGCCTGTTAATACTTTTGGTTTAGGGGTAGGCATTACTTCTTCTTACCCATTTTCTTCATAACCATTTTCTTAGAAGCAGCCTTCTTCGCCGCTTTCTTGGCCATAGCCTTACCTTTTGGAGTGTAAGGGAATTCCATTTTTCCTACTTTTGGCATTATACTTGTCCTATCTCTTTCATTACGGCTGCGGCTTTGGGTGTGATATCTTTCGTTTTAGGCATAGTGTCCGCATTATACGCTTTGCCTAAAATCTCTGATGCTTTATGCGCTTCTTCTACGTGACGCATAGTAGTTCCTGCTGGTTGTATACCTTGTGCTCTTGCATCTCGATAAGCCTGAAGTTCTGCATTCCATTTTTTATCTGGAATATCTCTTTTAGCATCTCCTGCATTTACTTGTAAATTCATTACCTTACATCCGAAACATCCTTCAACTTCTGTTGGATGGTCTTGCCAGTGATATGCCATACTCGTCCCTTACGCTGCTGTGAAATTAGCCTCAGTTATTCCTAAGCCAGATGATATTAGTGCAGCCTTAGTAGTATCATCTACTATATGTTTGTGGCCACCAAGATAAAATTCATTATAGGTTGCTATGTCTTCGTCCAGTGGGAATCTTACTTTAGAATAGGTAGCACCGCTTTTGGCAATACTAACACCCTTATTAAGTTTATAGAAGTAAAATAGTCTATGCTTACCGATAGGTGCTTCTTGTACAACTGGTGTTGTAAATGTGTAGTCTGCCATTGTTCTCCTTAATGAACTTACTGTAAGGCTAGAGTTTCCCCTAGCCCTACCGTCAATCAACTAAGCGATTGATGAACCTGATTCGATTCTGTATAGTGCCTCTTCGCGGTAGCGAGCAAAGCCTAGTACGCCGTACCAACCCATTGGGCGGTGACGCATCAAGCGGTCAACTACTGGTCCGATAACTACATGTGGCTCTTCGGCAACTGCCTCAGCCAATGCCTGTTGTCCAGCAAGAATTGTGCGGTACACCTTTGCAGATGAAGCACCATCAGTTGCTGAATACAGACGTGGAGACTCTACGAAGTATGCACCCTCGTATGTTCCAATTTCTCCTGCCCAGATACGGTCTTGTGCGGAGCCGTATTGGTTAGGAAGTAACCATCCTGCTGAACCTGTCTCAGCACGTAGGTCGTGGGATACCTCTGGGTGGATACCAGCCCAGTATAGTGAACCCTTACGAGCAACGGACTT